TGAACAGGGAAAATTAAAAACTGCAATCGACAACGCAAAACTCTCTGAACAGAAGAAAAAAGAGTACGACGATATTGTTAATAACGACATCAAGGCAAAAACAGTTTTGCAGAAATATTATGCTTTGCAGGAGTATTTAAAAACAGATACCTCAGACGCTGACGAAGCTACTAATACTGATAACAGCTACATCAAGAAACTGTCTGAGAGCGAAAGAAATAAAATCAAAGCAGATTTCTTAAAACTTAAAGATAAAGGCTATAATACCGAATCTTTGTATAAATGGTATGCGAGAGAACAGGACGAAAAAAAGGCAGAGGATAACCTTGACCGTATAAAAATGTATGCAAAAAAACATCCCGTTATTGCTTCCGCAAACAGCATAGGTCAGAAATTTGTCGGAGGCGTACCCGATGCAATACAATACATTTCGGCTAACATTGATAAAAAATATAACGGCGGTGACGGATATATAAATCCTGACACTACCGAGACAGCAAAAAGTGAAGCAATAAGGCAATCAGTTTCCGAAAAAATTGACAATGATTTCGGCTCTTTGCTCTATACCGCAGGTATGGGAATTGCTGATTCAACTATCAATATGGTTATGGATAAGTTTATTCCCGGTGGTTCGGCAATGGGTTTAACTTTGCTTGGTACTTCTGCGGGTGTAAGCGGTGCGAATGAAGTTATTGAAAACGGCGGTTCAATTGAAAATGCAGTGACAACAGGAGTAGCCAACGGCATTGCTGAAGCTTTGTTTGAGAAAATATCGCTTGAACAGCTCTCGGCGTTTAGAGCAAGCGGTAAAAGCACATTTCGAGCTGCTGTCGGCAATGTGCTTAAAGGTGCATTTACTGAAGGCTCGGAAGAGGCCTTTACCGACATTGCAAATAGATTGACGGATGACGCAATAAACAAGGACCTATCTTCATACAACCTTGCAAAGAAAAATTATATGGAACAGGGAATGAGTGATGCTGAGGCGGAGAATGCCGCAAGCTGGGACTTTTGGAAGAATGTCGGACTTGATTTTGCCGGCGGTGCAATATCGGGCGGTGTGCTTAACCTTGCTACCGCAGGTGTCAATCTTGCAGGTGCAAAAATTGATATGGCACAAAACAAAGAGAGCAACGCACAAATTGGTAAAGCTGTTATGGCCGATGAAAACTTTGACCTTGATTTACTCATTAGGCAAGGTCTTGCAACCGACAAAAACGATAGAGCATACAACTATGCTCACAAAATGCAAAAACTCGTTGAAACCGATAACGAGGGAAAAATCAGTGCCGGAGATGTCGGCAACCTTATGTATCTTATCAACAGAGAGGTTGCCAAAAATCCCGAACTTGTAAACAAAATTGCTCAGAATGAACAGAACCCTACACAGCAGAACACGGCTCAGAACGGACAGCAGAATGCAGAACAGGCACAGGCGAGCACTGCAATCAACGCAACAAAAAAAGTCGATACAGAGGATATCGGCAAAATGTACGGTGCATATGCTTTTGGTAAGAAGCACCCAAACGGCATTATTGCAACAGATACTTCAACGGGCAAGGTTGTCAAGGTTGCACTAAAGAGCCTTGAAAGCTCAGCTAAAATCAATCGCAGTGATGAAGAAAACACACTTATATTCAATACCAATGACGGCAAACAGGTTAATGCGGACAGCATAACATTCTCTGACAGTCAGCTTGATACGATTGTTCACAGCGCAAACGAATTTGATACATACGGCGCAAGGAACTATATTTCAAACTTTGAAGAATGGAGAGAAAGTCCGCAGGCACAGAAAATGACTGATGACGAAATGCTCTATAAATATAACAGAGCATATTCAGCCGCATACAGCTTTGGCAGAGAGGGCGTTAAACTTGATTCACTCAGAGAAACTTCTGAATATAAAATTCTTAAAAACATTCTCGGTGAACAGATTGTAAGTCAGGCATTGAGTACCGGCAGAAGAGATGTTGACATTAACACTCAACACCATGCCAACAGACTGACCGAGTTAATCAACCGCAACGGCAGAGCAGACACAAGCGGTGTTACCGTGTATGCCGACAACGGAACAGATGTTTCACACATTTCGCAGGAGCTTATTAATACACTCGGCAACCTTGCGACAAAGACGGGCAGAAACATTATTATCTCAGACCGCCTTGCTGACGGAGTGAACGGTGTTGCAAAAGACGGTAACATTATTTTAAGCTCAGAAATTTCAAGTCAAAAAATTCTTGCCACAGCTTTACACGAAGCCGGACATATGATTAAGAAAACTAACCCGACTGAGTGGCAAACATTGAGTGACTTTGTGTCAGACTACCTTGTACGCAAGGGTGTTGACCTTAACAAGATGATTGACCGTACAATTGAGAGGTACGGCAACCGACTGCAGGCTGACGAACACGAAAACACAAGAGATGCCGCACTTGAAGAAATCGTGTGCGACACACTTATGAGCATTGCCTCAGATGAAAAGGCTCTCAATATTGCCCTCAGCACCAAGCAGAATAAATCCAAAATTGCAGCGGCAATTAAGTCTTTGATTGCAAAAGTAAAGGATTGGCTCCTCGGCAAAAGCCAAAACTACGGAGCCAAGGCCTTTGCCAAAGACCTTGAAGCTCTTGAAAACCTCGCACAAAGATTTTCAGAGGCGGCAGACACCGCAAGAGAAAATATTACCGAGCAAACAGAGGTTCAGAACGGTGAAAAGATTGATGTTGAGAAATATTCAATGGGAAGTACCGACAACATAGTACAAGCGGAATTTGAAAAGAAAGTTGATGAAATTGAAAAAAACACCTACAACAGTGATAATGTTGTAATTATGGGTATTACACCTAATATTTTGCAAAAAATCGGATTAGCACCATTACCTCTTGCTATGACTAAAAATCATATTTATTCTGTCGCAGTATCAGATACAAGAGCAAAAAGTGAGGGGAGATATCATAAAAATACCAATTATCACAATTTAGGTTTTGATACCGTAAAAGATATTTACAATAAAATTTCTGATCCGCTTATGGTAATAGCTCACCCTGATTTTGCGGTAAATAAAAATAAGAGCAAAGACAGCACCCATAAAGTAGTTGTTTTAGTTGATTTATCAGTTGGCGGAAAACAGGTAATTGCACCGATAACTGTTGATTATGAGGGAATGTACAATAACACACACATAGATGTTAATCTTGTTGCAACATATTTTGATAAGGATAATATCAACGATTATATAAAAGAAGCCATTGCTTTGGAAACAATGGGCAAAACAGGATTCTTTTATTTAGACAAAAAAAGAACCCAGAATATTTTTAAGAAGTCAGGGTACCAATTACCCAGCCGACTTAAAAATTCGGGTTCCAATATTATTATACGTCCTATTGATGATATTGTCAATAAAAAAATCAATAATATTACTCAAAGCAAACAATTTATCAGATGGTTCGGTGATTGGCAGAATAGCCCTGCAAAAGCGAGTAAAGCGGTAGATAACAACGGTGAACCGCTTGTTTTGTACCACCAAACAGGAAAAGAGTTTACAACCTTTGATACAAAACAAAAAGGTTCGGGAGAATTTGACAGCGAAATGCCGACGGGTATATTTATGAAACCGACAAACAACGATATCGGAGTTGGCGGGAATATTCAAATGCCGTTGTATGCCTCTATTAAAAATCCCCTCATTGTCAACAACAGAAGCGAACTTGTTAAATTTTATGACAAGAATGTACAGGGATATACGAAAGCTAAAAGTGCGATAGACAGCGTTAATGAGGAATACAAGGCTAAATTCAACGAGGAGATGAAAAGAGAAAACGAGGAATATCAAAAACTGTGGAATGCGAAAAAGAACGGTGAAATATCAGAAGAAGAGTATCAAAAATCCATATCAAGAGATGCACTTGATGAAATTATGGAAGAATGGGAAAATAAGGTTAATGAAGCAAGCCGTAACTCTAAAGCCTTGGTAGATGATTATTTCAAAAACAGCAATTATGACGGTGTTATCGTTAATAATGATGTCGGCAGTTTTGGAAGAAGCACAAAAACATTCATAGCATTTGAAAATACTCAGGTTAAATCTGCAACAGACAATATCGGAACATTTGACGGCAATAACCCTGATATTCGTTACAGTCTTGATGAAGATTATGATTTTACAGATGAAAAAGCCGGTGCAATACACGATACGCTGAATTTTTCAATTGACGATGAATACGATGACTTATTTGATTTTAGCGGCAATGACGAACAGCACATTGATTTTGATAAGGCAATTGACAAGAACAACCCTGAATTGACGATTGAGCAGATATACCATCATTCTGCCCGCAATGTTAAAGAGGGCTTACTTGCCGGCAAGGGCATTAAGCCTGAGCAGAAGAAAATCTATAACATGGTCAAGTCTGTAATGCGAAACTATCACATTAATCCTAATGCTGAAACGGACTCGCTTGTTACCGAGTATGTGGATGCCTTGAATACATTCATTGACGCTGTACAAAACGATAAGTCAAACTTTACTGATGCCTTTGAAAGTTTTGTATTGAAATGCCGTGAAGCATTGCAATACTCGACACAGCTGGATGAACAGCATGAAGCGTGGGCCAAAGAAATTCGTGACGAATTGAGAGGCACAACTCTGCTTATTCCCGAGAACGCAATCGACACAATAAAAGAAAATTACGGCAGCGTTGGAAAATACAAAAAAGCCTTGTTTGGTAAGATTAATGTCAAATTAGAGCATAATGCAAAAGGCATTAACGGTAATGCAGTTGGTTCGTACATTGAAGATATCGGCTCTCACCTTGAAAATATCGGTGGCAGGTCACTTATGATAGAGGACGGATTTGACTGGGACAGCGACAGCGGTTATCGTATGCTTGACCATATTATGAATTATGTGCTTGCTCCGCAGTATGTAGCAACATATGACGGTAAGTTTCAAAGCGAAAGCACGATTGATGCGGCGGCTATTCAAATGGCGTTTGATACAACTGCCGAATATCTTAAACAGCAAGGTAAAGCGGCAGTAATGCAGAATAATATTGACAAGCGAAAACTTAGAGATATTAACAAGGCATTGAGACAGGCCGAAAAAGCAAAAACTGCGCTGAATCAAAAAACTATTGAAAATTATAAAACTGACATTGCCGAGCAGAAAGCCAAATACAACGAACAGCGCGAAAAATACCGTCAGGCATATAATGCTCTGAAAGATACAAAATCAGAAGAAGCCAAAAGGTATCGTGATAAAATCCACGAGCTTGAAGAACTAAGTAAAAACCAAAAAGCCATTATTAAGACCGTCAAAGATACCTTTAGGGCTCAATATACCGAAAAAAGAGAGCAAACAAAATATATGCAAATGCTCGGCAGAAAGTTTGACAAGTTGGTTAAAAAGTTTGACGCCAAGTCAAAAAATACCGAGAATATCCCCGAATCACTCAAAAGACCTATACTTGATGTATTAATAGGCTTTAAAGAGTCTGCTGACCCCGGACAATATAAGAATGGTGCTAAAAAAACTATACCGAAATATTTCGGAGCATGGAACAATGTCGCTGAAATCGGTGAACAGGTAAGAAACTTGTATGAAGAGTACAAGACTTTAGCACCTGAATCTTCCGGCAAAGATAAATCCACACATGAAGGTATGCAGTACTCATACATTGACATTAACTCAATTGCATACGACGAGCAAACAGCCAAAATGCTTGAAATAATTACAGATCAATTTGCAGAGTATGCAACCGACGAAAACGGTGAAACAATATACGATGCCGACGGCAAGCCTATCAAAATAGGATATAAAAACATTTTCGATTTGGATTCAGCTGATTTAAGATTGCTTTATGACACAATGACAGCCCTTGAAGCCTCTTTAACACAAGCTACAGAAATCATCGTTAACGGTCAAAGAGAATCTATTGCCAGCGCAGCGGCAAAAGCACTTGATGAAATCTCTAATGTAAATTACAACAAGGGTGTCAATATCAATGTTTTAAGCAAAAACACCGTTGGCAATAAAATCAATGCCGCATTATCGGATATGAAAGAGTTAAGTAATAGATTCGTTGCAACAAGCCTTGACCCGGTAAGATACGGCAGATTTCTGAGTGGATATAATGATGACAGCATTGTTGCGAAACTTTTCAGGGATCTGCATGACGGAGATGTTAAGCGTGAGAAGATAATGCAGAAAGCCTATACCAAGGTTCAAAGTGTTGCTTATCAGTATTCCGAAAAAGATTTATCCAAAATACAAAAGGATGATGTTAAGGAATTTGATTTCAGAGATACCGAAACAGGCGAAAGGGTTAAGGTCAGTCAGGGCATTATAATGTCAATCTATCTTACAGATCAACGATTATCAGGCAGACGACATTTGCTTGCCGACAGACTTAATCATTATACCGTGCTCCCAGATTTAGATAGTGCTAACAGTAGCAGACATAGCAAGCAAGAAAAAGCAAAATCAGAAAATCATCACAAAGTAAGATTTACTTATGAAGATTTACAACACATCAAGAGATATGTTGAGAGCAATAAAATGCTCAGAGAAATTTCAGGAGCGATTAGCGAAGTCCTTAACAACGAGCTTCAACAAGAAATAAACAAAGTAAGTGTGTCAAAATATGGTATGCTGATTGCTACCGTTAGAAACTATTTTCCTATATCCGTGTACGGCGATGGTGCGGCATATGAAAAGGACTTTTCTGCCGAGTTCAATGACATTAGAATGAAAAGCAGAGGATTTATAAAACGCCAAGAAAACTCGTCTGCTCCTATTGTTATTGACGATGTTTTCAGAGTCTTTAACAGTCACACAAACTCTGTTGCCGAATGGTGCGGATTGACGACTCCAATTGAGAACTTCAAGAAAGTGTATAACTGGATAAATACTAATAGTCTTAACGGAACAACTTTGCATGAGGCTATAATGGATAAATACGGTAAGTCCGCCGAGCATTATATTGATAAACTGATGGGAGACCTGCAAAAATCGAAGGACACAATTGACAACAACTTGTTGACTCGCATGCAAGGCAAATATATGGGTGCAGTACTTCTGTTAAATCCCGGAGCATGGATAAAACAGTTAGCCGCATTTCCTACAGCCAATGCTTATTTTGGTACAAAAAATGTTGCAATAGCATCAGCCGGCGGAATGTGGCGGGTTGACCTTGAAAAATATGCCGAATACACTCCATATTTGTGGTACAGAGCAGAGGGTAACGGAACAGTAGTCGGTGAGCTCAGCAGAGAAGCCGGTGTTGTTGGCGGCACAAAAAGCAAAATGGACATTATGGGCAAGGGCGATAGATATGTTGTTGGTTGTCTGATTAAAGCGGCAGAGTTGCATGTTGAACAAACAACGAAGCTAAAAAAAGGTAGCGATGCATTTTACAAGGAAGTTGTCAGACAATTTGAAAAATGTGTTGATGAAACTCAGCCTAATAATATGGTAACATCAAAGCCACAATTCATTAGAAACAATTACTTGAAAATTCTTTCGATGAATGCTTTTCGCTCCCAAACAATGGCAATCGGCAACACTATAATTGATTCGTACATGGAATACCGTACAAGAAGCAATGACTATAAATTGTCAAAATCTGCTGAAAATAAGAGTGCCAAAAAAGTGGCTATGAAAAAATTTGCTAAAGCTCTTATTGGCGCAACAGAATCAGCTTTACTTATAGGCGGTTTAACCACTTTAGTTAATATGCTCCTGTGGCATAAGTGGGATGATGAAAGAGATGACAAGGGAAATGTGACAGCCGAGAACATTTTCGAAAGTATTCTTGATTACAGTATGGAGTCATTTGCCGGCACTTTTACTTTCGGCGATAAAGCATATAGTGCAATTGCACATAAGATTGATAATGATAGACCGTTTTACGGTTTGGACGCCATGAGCCTTGATAATGTTAATAATTTCGTTGAAAACATTTCAAAGGGCAATTATATCTTAGCAGCTACTTTGTTAGGTGATTGTTTCGGCTTGCCGGCAAGTAATATTAAGAGAATGGCCCTCAGCTTAACCTCATACTTTACCGACCTGACAAAAGGCAGAGGTGAGATTATATCCGACAATAAGGGTAACATTAATACAACTGTGCTTGTGCCGTTGATGATTAACGCTACAATTGACGGAGATGCCAACAAAGCTCAATATTACGAGCAGCTTTATGTCAACACAATAATGGATACAAAGGGTAAAACCGAAAAAGAGGCTCGTGATATGCTTGAACAGAAAGTCATAACAGCATTATCAAAGAATAATGATGATGTTGAAAAGGCGGCAGTAGCAAGAGCTAACGGTGACCTTAACACTTTTGAAAGCCTCATTAACAAGGTCTCTTCCTATGGATTCGGCAAGGATGATGTTATCAAGGCCTCTGACAAGGTTATAAGTAATATTATTGCTAATATGAAAAAAGAGGGCATAACAGACGAAGATGCCGCAAAATCTGACCTTGTGGACAACCAAGGCTTTACGGAGCAGGGGGCAGAGTATGTCTTGAAAAAGATGGCATCATCGACAGATGATGAAAAATCAGAAGAAAGTATTTTTGATTCTACCGGTAACGATGACACTCTAATGTATAAGTACACTGACGCTTTTGAATATTTGAAGAACGGCGATACTGTGAACTATGAAAAGGTTGAAAAATACCTTATGGAGCATAAAGATAAAACCAAGAATCAAATGAAAAAGCTGATGCAGAGTGCAAGCCGAACTGATCCGATGTTTGAGCAGTACATTCAAGCGAGTAAGAGCAATGATGCCGATACAACACACACATTGTACAGACAGTTACTGAATATCTATGGCTCTGAAAGCAGTTTTAAGTCTGCTCTCAGAAAATATCAGGATAAAATCAAAAAGCAACAAAGCGAATAAACAAATTGAGGGCAGCGGAAACGCTGTCCTTTTTGTGTGGGTTTTAACTTTTTTGAGCCTGCCGAAAACTATATAATGTAATTAACGATAGGGGGGCGGCATTATGAATACGCTAAAATTTGAAGTATATAAAAATACCCTGAAACGCAGGAATGGATTCAATCCGGTTCTCGGTGAAAAGAAATACACTAAAATCAAATGCTACTTTATGGAATCCGACTGGGACAATTGCTCTCTTGTCACTGGCAACTTTATGAGCGAAAAAGATAATATCGTTAAAAGTACAGTGAGCCTTACAGCTGATGACAAAACCGCAGTGTTTGATATACCGTCAGGGCTTGAGGGCGATAAAGTCTATTTCAGTCTGACCGGTAGTTATGCAGATAACAGCGGTAATACGGTAACACTCAATACAAATCTTGTCGGAATAAACAGGCAGAAAGGTATGTTGCCGAGTGAAACCGTAGGTTTTGGATTGTATGAAAAAATTCTTGGTTTTTACAATAAGATTTCGAAACTTGTTGAACAGTTAAATAATTATGTAACGCCTGAGATGTTTGGTGCGAAAGGGGATGGAGTAACAGACGATACGGCCGCACTGCAGCAAATGCTTAGTCAAGCTGGGATAAATAATCAAGCGATTAAACTTGGCAACAGTAAAACATATTTAATTAGCAACACGCTTAGATATGATGTTGCTAGAGCAAATTTTGATGGTAATTTTGCAACAATTAAAGTATCTGACAGTTGCCAAAAACAGGATGAAACATATTACGGCTCAGAGCCGAAAGTAACAGGCTCGTGGAGCTTGAACTCGGTTATTACAGTTAACATAAAATCGGGTAATGATGCTAAATACAATATCGGCTCGTTCAAGAAGCTAATAATAGATTGCAACAACGGACTCGCAAAACACGGACTTAAGATTGAAAATGAAGGTAAAACAAATTACGCTCATATTATGGTAAGAAATCCTGCGCTGTACGGAATCAGAAGTTATGGCGGAAATGAAGCTACTTTTAGCTTTATTAACGGTACGAGAAGTGGCATAAGTGAGGCTGCCAAAGACATCATAACAAGCGGTTATGTCAAGGGTGACGAAAGGCTTCTTTCAACGATGTTATTCCTCGGCTGTGCTGACACCTATGTGACAGACTCTATTTCTGTAGACTTTGAATGCGGCTTTTTGACTGGGGGAGCGGACAATCATTTTAACAAGTGTCACGCGTGGTGTGCATATAACACAAACATTATGAGTCATTCCACTTCTTTTACGGTTTGGGGCGGTGTTGCCACTTTTAGTCAATGTATGGTAGACTCTACCAAATATGGGTTTAAATTTTTCAATGCGGGCAGAGCGTTAATTAATAACTGTCTTAACGGATATAATCAAGTTTATAAAGACAATTTAGAAACTTGTGGCATTCCATACCTTACGTACTTTGCAACTGCCTCAGATACGCCCAATTATAAGTCAACAAATAGAGGAACAGGAACTAAAATGACGAGTAATGAATGGAAAGCAGATGTTATTGGTTGCAATTTTGACAATTTAGGTCAAGATGGAGACGGTTATATTAGTGTGGATTTTTTGCCCATAAATATGAAAAATATTCATGTGCGCGCTTTAGATACCGTTTTTGACACGATAACAGGAAACGCAAAACTTAATCCATACTCGACACAGTCCGATTTTGTTAAATCGGCAACATGTAGGTACCTTAAAGTAGGTAATGTATGTGCGGCTCATATTTGTTTAAGTATGAATGCATCTACTTTAGGAAAACATAAGTCACTGCATCTTATTGATTTACCCTTCAATAACACAAAAGAGCAAATAACAACAATAGGTATTTGCTCAACAGGGGACTTGTTTAAGGGTTTGATAGGTGAGGGAAAAAATTGGTTTTCCATCACTTTATTGGCGGATAAAGATTTTATTTTTTCTGATGGTGACGAATTAAATTTTGATTTTGTGTTTTAGGTGATGTAAATGTGGGATTGGATTATACAATATTGGGTGCAGGCTCTTTTCGGTATTATACTCGGCGCTATCGTTGCAATAATAAAAACCGAGTGGACCAAAATCAGGGCAATTGGCAAAGGTACACAGTCATTGCTCAGGGCGGAGCTTATCCGCTCGGGCGAAAAATACATAAAAAGAGGGTGGATTGAGGTCTATGCAAAGGATGCATATGACAAGTGCTATCAGTCATATCATCACCTCGGGCAAAACGGCACAATGGACGATATGCACGAGAAGGTCATGGACTTACCGACTAACCCTATAAGAAAGGATGAAAATAATGAATAAGCAGAAAATTAAGAAATGGGCGGTTGCGGCACTCATCAGAGCCGCAAAGACAATGGCACAGACAGCAGCGGCAACACTCTCGGTTGCGGTGGTAATGAGCGATGTGAACTGGGTAATGGTTGCAAGTTCAACACTTCTTGCCGGAATACTCTCGATGCTTACAAGTGTCGGCGGCTTGCCGGAAGTTAAAGAAAGCGAGGAATAATTATGAAGAATATCGTTACCAAACGACAGATTGACGAATTACTTGAAAAATCAGAAATTAAGGTCGAAACAGTTTACGATAAAGTAACAATCGTAAACTGTAAACTGCCAAACGGATTTGTTATAACCGAGGCAAGCGGAGCAGTTGATCCAGCAAACTATGATGAAAAAATCGGTACAGAAATCTGTATGGCAAAAATTGAAAACAAATTGTGGGAACTTGAAGGATATGTCCTTGCAAAACAGCTTTACGAAAGAGAGGAAACAGTAATGAAACCTTATATCGGAGTTAAAAAAATTGAAGCCGATCCGATGACAAGAGGCGATTATAATACATACAGAGGCTGGCAGATACCTACGGACGAAAATCCGGATGATGAAGGTTATCATGTTAAGCACGCTGACGGTCACGAGTCGTGGTCGCCCAAAGAAGATTTTGAAAACACATTTCTTGAAAAGGGAAAGAACCTTCTGAACGATACGGCGTTACTTATGAAGAGTACGGATTTCAAGGAAAGGTTTAAAGCAGAATATGAACAGTTGCTTATCAGAATAACCGGTTTACAGAGAATGCTTGAATCCTACAAAGCAGGAAAACTGCCGTTCCAGCCAAACTGTTCGTATGAATTACTCTACGAACAGTTTGTGCATATGAAAGGATATCTTAATGCCCTTGAATTAAGAGCAACAATCGAAAAAATAAGTCTTGAAAAGGAGAACAAAAATGAACAGAGTAACTGCTGTTGATGTTAGCTTTTGTCAGACCAATGTTGACTACAACAAAGTTAAGGCTGACGGTATAGACACGGTTATTATTCGTGCCGGCTTTGGCCGTGAAACTTACCAAAAAGATGCACAGTTTGAAGAGCATTATAGGAAAGCAAAATCCGCAGGACTGAAAGTCGGTGTATATTGGTTTTCGTATGCGTACAGCGTTGCCGAGGCGAAAAAGGAAGCAAGTGCTTGCCTCTATTGCTTAAATGGCAGAAAACTTGATTTACCAGTGTTTTATGATTTGGAACTTGGCTCACAGACCAAACTCGGCAAAGATTCCTTAACAGCAATGGCAGTAGCTTTTTGTGAGTGTGTTAAAGTTCATGGCTATTCAGCCGGCGTTTATGCAAGTGCAAGCTGGTTTGCAAGTTATCTCAATTACGAAAAACTTAAAAAGCAATATGCAATTTGGCTTGCTCAATGGGAAACAGACTCTCCGTGTCGTACTTGCGACATTTGGCAATGCTCCGACAGCGGAAAGGTCAACGGAATTAATGGTAATGTTGATACCGACATTGTATTTAGTGCCAACTATTGGGGCAGTTCAGCAACAACGAGTACACCACCGAAATACTACGGCGTTAAAGCTGTACAGGCTTGGGTAGGTGCAACGGTTGACGGAATCTACGGCTCTGACACGAAAAAACATTTGGTTATGAAGTTGCAGGAAGAACTTAACCGTCAGTTTGGAATGAACCTTGTTGTTGACGGAATTTACGGTGTGGGCACTCATAATGCAATTGTTGTTATATCAAAAGGCTGCAGAGGAAATATTACCAAAGTTTTACAGGGATTGCTTATCTGCAACGGATATGATCCGAATGGTTTTGACGGAATTTACGGTAACGGTACAGAATCCGCAGTTACATCATATCAGCAGGCTCACGGCTTGACTGCCGACGGAATTGCAGGCGGTAACACATTCAGAAGTTTGTGTGCTTAATCCAACACGAAATCCAACACGGTTAAATAAAAAGTCAGTATTTATCAGCATAATAAGATTAAAATAGTGGGTTCGAATCCCGCCGGCTCAG